AGTCGCGAAGCGTGAGACTCATGAGACTTGACCTTGGATAGCGGGAAGGACTACCAAGGTCAGCGGCCGGATACTAGCCGGCAGAGAGGGAAATACTGAGAACTACTGGGGGAAGCGATGACAGGCAGGGAAACAGTGGTAAGTTGCGTGAGCCTTCGGTACGCGCTGCCTTTGGACAACGCCGCCTACCACCGCCATCCGGCGGTATCGAAAAGCCACCTCGATCAGATCGCCCGCAGCCCGCTGCACTATTGGGCGCGGTATCTGGACCCGAACCGGGTGGAGCCTGAGCCGACGCCAGCAATGCGGCTCGGCACTGCGGTTCACACGCTGACGCTGGAGCCGGACAGCTGGGAGGAGCGCTACGTGACCGCGCCGCAGATTGATCGCCGCACCAAGGCCGGGAAGGAGGAGTGGGCTGCGTTCGAGGCTGAGGCCGCTGGCCGTGAGCTGATCAGCTGCGACGATCGCGTGGTGGTGAGCCGCATGGCCGAGGCGGTGTGGACCCACCCTGCTGCCGGTGCGCTGCTGAGGCTGAAGGGCAAGGCTGAGACCACGCACATCTGGACCGACGAGGCGACAGGCCTCGAGTGCAAGTGCCGGCCGGACTGGCTGACCGATGACGGCAGCCTGATCGTGGACCTGAAGACCACGGAGGATGCGAGCCCGGCTGGGTTTAGGAAGTCGATCGCCAACTTCCGCTACCACGTGCAGGCGGCCTGGTATCTGCACGGCCTCGAGCAGGCGACGGTGCGCCGGCCGGAGGGGTTCATCTTCATCTGCGTGGAGAAGAAGGCACCGCACGCCGTGGCGGTCTACGTGGCCGATGGCGAGATGATCGGTGCCGGTGGCGAGCGTGCGCTGCAGGATCTGGAGCGGCTGGCTGAGTGCCGCGCTGCTGGCCGCTGGCCGGGCTACAGCGAGGAGATCGAGCCGATCAGCTTGCCGGCATGGATGCGGCCGCGGCCGGATGGATCGTTGCCGGTCGGTGCGCCAGCCGAGATCGAGCTCTACTGATGCGGATCCCATCCTTGGCCATCCGTGCGCCCGTGGCGGCGCTGGCCGGCGGCTGGTTCCTGACGGAGCTGTGGCCGATCACCTACTGGCCGGCGGTGGCCGGCTGCCTGTTCATCTACCTGACCTTGAGACTTCAACCATGAGCGAACAATCGACAGGCGCACTAGTGCCCAGCAGTGGCGGCAGCGTGTTCTCCGGCATCCAAGCATTCGAGGATGCGCAGCGGATCGCGAAGGCGCTGGCCAGCAGCACGCTGATCCCGCCGCAGTTCCAGGGGCAGCAGGGGTTTGCGAACTGCTTGGTGGCGCTGGAGATCGCCAACCGGATGCGGATGAGCCCGTTCCAGGTGATGCAGAACCTGCACATCATCCACGGCCGCCCGAGCTGGAGCAGCCAGTTCATCATCGGCCTGATCAACGGCTGCGGCCGGTTCAGCCCACTGCGCTACGAGATGACGGGCAACGGCGACAGCCTGAGCTGCTACTGCGTGGCGACCGAGCACGCGAGCGGCACTGACCTGAAGGGTCCGGCCGTGAGCATGGCGATGGCTAAGAAAGAAGGCTGGGCGACGAAGAGCGGCAGCAAGTGGCAGACCATGCCGGAGCTGATGATCCGCTACCGCGCCGCGGCGTTCTGGGGTCGGCTGTACATCCCCGAGCTGCTGGTCGGCATCCAGACGGAGGAGGAGGTAGTGGACGTGGAGCCCGTGACGGTGCGTCCCGCGGTGGAGCAGCTGAACGCGAAGATCAAGCAGCCGGCGGCGGAGCCGGTTGAGGTGGTGGAGGAGGCAAGCGATGCAGACGAAATCTTCTGAGCCGGGCTACCTGCAGCCCCGCGAGCTGGCAGCGAGATGGCGAGGAGTCGTCACGCTGAGCACGCTCGATAACTGGCGCAGCCAGAACCGCGGCCCGAGGTTCGTGAAGATCGGAGGCCGTGTCCTGTATCCCGTCGCCGAGGTGGAGGCCTACGAGGCTCGAAACCTGCGCGGGATGCCCAACAATCCACCTACTCAACCCAGACCATGAGCTTCAAACTGAACCTGGCGATCTTCAAGTCCACCAAGCCCGACAGCAAGGTTGACTTCAGCGGCCGGATGAACATCAAGCCTGAGGATCTCGATGCGCTGTGCGCGTTCGTGCTCAGCCAGCCGGTTGACCAGTACGGCAGCGTGCAGGTGCCGGTGAGCGGCTGGAAGAAGCAGAGCGGCAGCGGCGTGGCCTACGTGAGCGCGGTGGTGCAGCCTCCCCGTGACTGGGTGCCGCCTGCCACCGCACAGAGTGCCGCACAGAGCCTGGCGCAGGCGACTGACGGCGTGGTGACTGAGATCACAGAGGCCGATCTGTTCTAGAGAAGCCCATCAGCTCGCACTCGAGGCGAGCGATCTCGTGAACGGCCTGCTGGAGCAGCTGCTGCTGGTAGCAGGCCTGCTTCAGGAGAGCCGCAGCCATAACGCCCGCATCCTTGCTTGCCAGCAGGGTGCGGGCTTGTTTTTCGATCTCGAATTGCTGCTCTGGCGATAGCTCCACCGCCATCCACTGACCGAAGTTCACTGTGCCATAGTGGCGGGGTACAGGTTCAGGATACCTATGGAGTGCCCACGCTGCAGTAGCGGTGAGATCAGGGCGATCGCAACGAACGGGAAGCAGCCTGACAAGGTGACCCGTCAGCGGAGGTGCGTGGACTGCCGGCATGTCTGGTACACGGTCGAGCTGCCGGTGAGCCTGGTGGCGATCGGCTGGGCGCGCACGCCGGACACGAATAAGAGCGTGCCCGTTCTGCGGGTGCCTGTGGAGCTGGCGGTCGGCACCAACGCCGTGTGAAGAACTGTCACAGCGATTGGCGGTGTGACCCGCGGACAGGGCACAATACGGGGACGCCCAACCGGGCACCGCAACACTCCCATGCTCACCGCCACTCTGCTGGTGATCTGGAAGCTGATCCTGCCGCTGCTGTTCGTAGTGGCAGTGATCGACTGGCTGACCGCATCAGAAAGCCGCCGCGTTCGCGTCCTGCGTCGCACGGGTCTCAGCCAGCGACAGATCGCCACCCGCCTCAACATCTCCCGCCACCGGGTGCAACGCGCCCTCTCCACATGATCCGCAGCACCCTCGCCGCTGCAGCGCTGCTGCTGATGGCGCCGGCCTACAGCCAGTCCTTCTATCCCAACCTCTACGGGCTGCGCTTCTGCCAGCTCCGCGAGCTCGGCGTCAGCGCCACCGAAGCCCGGAAGGTTGCGATGGCCGAGAACTGGTCCAGCACCCGCCAGCCGGTCATGACCACCTACGAAGGCCAGCCGGTCAGCACTGACGTGCTCGAGTCCGCCTACTTCGTCACCCGCCACTGCCCCCAGCACCTCCAATGATCAACCGCATCAACAACGCCATCTGCCTACTGATCGCCGCGGCCGTGTTCGCCATGATCGGCATTGAATCCGGCGCACATCACAGCCCCACCCACTCCGGCACGCAGCAGGTGGTGCGTCATGACTGAGCGCCACGGTGGAGGCAGCGTGAGCACCATTGAATCTGTCCCTCTACCCAATCCGGACTACGCCTTCGTCTACGCCAAAGTCGCTCGGCATGTGGCGGCCGCTGATGCTTTCCTTATCCATGGCGACGATCACGGAACAAGAAAAGAGTTGGAAGCTGCTATGCAGGCCATTGCACTCTTCGAGGCGACCTTTGCGACTGTTCACTTCACCATCAAGGCCGATGGCAACTGAGCATCCCATCACCTCACCGCCGGAGCTGGTGAAGCAGCTCTGCGATAAGGCCATCTTGCACGCTGTTGATGGCGCCAAAAGAGGAGAAGTTGAGGTATGGCTCATTCAGGAGGCTTTTCGCGCTGGCGCAGACCAAGAGCTGGAGGCGTGCTGTGAGTGGCTGCGCAGTAAGGACATTCTGGAGCCTGCCATCGACGCTCTCCGCGCCGACCGCCGCCCCAAGCCGCCGAGCTTGAAGGAGCTGGCGCTTGACGATTTGCGCATTGCTTTTGATAGGGGCTGTTTAAGCGGAATACAGGCTGACACCATCCGCCGCGCACTGGAGCAGCTCGATGACTGAACGCCGCTTCTACTTCCAGATTCGCAGCGCCAATGTGATTGAGTCGATCACGGCGCACACATTCCACGAAGCTGTCGCCATCGCCGCCGAGTCTTGGCTGCCGTGGTGGCACGAGATGGAATGGCTCAACCCTGAAACCGTCACTGACCCGAACTGCCATGCCTGAAATCGTTGGCGCCATGCTGCCTTGGCAATGGCGCGAAGAACCAACCACCAGCAAGCACGGCGACGGCATCAGCCGGCCGCGGCCCAAGACACGCACCAAGGAGTTTCGGCTGATCGTCTACCCGCAGGGTGCCCAGCCAATGACGTGGATCACGCGCGCCGAGAGCAAGCGCCACGCGATCCGCTACGCCGAAGCCCGCTGGCCTGGTGCCACCGTGGAGGTGGCGTGAGCGACATGCGCTACCGCCTCGAGCAGCTGCTCACCGACAGCGGCACCTACCAGCAGGGGCGCCATGATGAGCGCCTCCGGCTGCAGCAGCTGATCGACGTTCGCATCGACCAGCTGCACGGCATCACCGGCATCCGCAACCGCCAGCAGCTCTGCGCCGAGCTGCTCCACATTCGCCAACTGCTCGAACCATGAACCCTGTCCAGCTGGACCAGCAACGCGCCGACATGATGGACGCGCTCTACGAACGCAGCGGCCGTACCTGCAGCACCTACACCGGCCTGTGGGAGGAGTTCTGCCGCGACATTGCCGCCAACTTCCGCGACACCAGCTACCCCGAGATGCTTGCCCGCGTGGTGCGCGCGATGGATGCCACCGAGTCTGTGATGACGCAGAAGCAGGCGCAGCAGGCGATCGAGGTGTGCCGTCAGCAGCTGCTGGGTGACAAGTGGAGGTGATCCCGCGCGGCCGGCCGTTCAAGGCTGGCGAGGAGAACATCGCCGCGATCCTGACGCCGGAGCTGGTGCGCAAGCTGCGCCAGCTTCAGCGCGAGGGGTGGAGCTACCGCCAGCTTGCGGCTGAGTTCGATGTTGACGAGAAGCACGCATGGCGTATCTGCAAACGCATCGCATGGAGTTGGCTTGATGACTGACCAGATCAACCCGGACCACTACAAGCGCGGCCCGGCTGAGGCCATTGAGGTGATCGAGGCCGCCATCGCGGACGCGCCGCACATGGTGCCCGCCTACCTGCACGGCCAGGCGCTGAAGTATCTGTTGCGCATGTGGTGCAAGGGCAATGCCCTGCAGGATGCGCGCAAGTGCCGGTGGTATCTCGATCGATTGATCGGCAAACTGGAGGGATGATGCACCTGCCCGGCCTGAACCTGCTAGAGCGCGCTGCGCTGTGGGTGCTGGTGCGCAGCCCGCGGACCAGCATGGTGGTGGTGAAGGAGCTGCACTGGCCGACCGTGTTCGTGGCGGCCAACCCAGCTGACCCGGTGGCGGCACACGTCACTGCCGGTGAGCCTGAACCGGCCAGCATGACGCTGGAGCGCATCTTCCACCAGCCGAGTTACGGAGAGGAGGAGTGATCAGCCTGCACGCCGGCCGCCTGCTGCTGGTGTGCAGCCGCTCCGATCGAAACTGGCACGCGCGCATCGTGCTGGGTCCGAAGCCCGAGCTGCAGATCGAGGCCGACACCGGCACCGTGCAGCTGCAGGAGGCCTTACTGCGGGCGCAGTCGATCTATCGGGCAGCGGTCACCAACTTGCGGCCAGCTGGTGGTCCGCCAATGTGTTGGGACTGCAAATACTGGGAGATGCGGCAGCAGTGCTGCGGGTACGAGTTGCCAGAATCGAAGAGAAGCGGCGGCCGTTTCGCGGCCAGGTGTGATCTCTATGTTCGGTCCTGAGGTGATCAGCCGCACCGAGCGCGATGGCGGCAGCATCGAGACGATCATGCCCGTGAAGGGTGAGGTCTACTACCGCAGCTGTGTGGGCGGCACCTGCCGCTACTCCAGCGACCTGTGGCAGGCCGAGCTCTACCTGGACCACCTGCTCGCCCACTGATGCTCCACGACGTGCTGATTCTGGTGGTGGAGTATTGGGCGACCTGCCTGATCGCGCTGTGGGTGTGCAGCAGGATCTTGCCGTGATTGTGGTGCCCGGTAGCTGGTCCTCACGCGGTGCCAGCCTTACCGCTGCCGGGCGCAACGTTACCGCCTAGCCCTCGAAAAAGGTCTAGGCCGCCAGATTAACGCCATCGGCCAGCCACTGCGCGATCGCCCACTCACCGAGTGCAGACCAGAAGGGCTGCTCGCGATACCAGCTGATCCACTCCTTGTGACCCTTCTGGCTGTTGCACATGAGGCAGCAGGAGACGAGGTTCGCGCGCACGGTGAGGCCTCCGTGAACCTTGGGGATGACGTGATCGAGCGTCGGGCTGCGGCCGAGCGGATCGTTGCAGTAGGCGCAGCGGTAGTTCCATGCGAGGTGGATCTGGTCGCGCGCCGATCGCCGTGTGACCAGGCGCGTCTCATCAATGTGGTGCTGATCCACAGAGGTCCGGCGGCAGGGGGACAGCGTTCACCTCGATGTCGATGATGTCGTCATCGGAGGGGATGAACTCGGCCAGCTGGGAGTAGATGTCAGCTGGCAGGTCGTCGGGGTCGGTGTCGGATCGGATGATGAGCTTGGCGGTGATCTCGAGGTAGAACGCCCGCATGGGCTGGCCGCCGCTGGTGCCACGGTAGCGACGGGAACAGTGACAGGCACTGTGACGGATTGTGAACGGGCTGGCCGATCAGCGCAGGGTGCCCCGTCTGCGGGGTATAGTTCACACATCAACCGCACCGGACCGATGACCTACACCGCTCTCTGCCTCGACGATTCAGTCACTACCTGCGACTGCTGTGGCCGCACCGATCTCAAGGCCACCGTGCTGATGCAGTCCAATCTCGGCGAGCTGGTTCACTTCGGCCAAGTCTGCGCCGCCCGCAACAGCGGCAAGACCCGCAAGGAAGTCACCGCCGAGATCCGCGCCGAGCGTGATGCAGCTCACGGCCGCGCCAGCCACCGCCTGATGGATCTCCGCCGCGCTGGCACCAAGATCACCCGCGAGATTGTCCGCGAGGTGGCCGCTAGCTTTCGCGCTGATGCTCAGCTTCTGATCAGGCAGTGGGCGTGAGCCCTAACCTCACCACCATGCAATACATCCTCCGCATCGGCCCGTGGCACGTCGGGCCGTTCCCGACACACATCGGCGCGCAGCACTTCGCCGAGAGCCACGGCTGCGACGACTACACCCTGATACCGCTGGATGATCCAGCTGAGGCACCGGGCCGCATCCACCGGATGCGCATGGCGCCGCTGCGGCATCCCATGCTGCGCGAATAGTGCGCGAATGGCGCTCAGAGCCGCTCCGCCGCCCGCTGGCTGCCCCTGCCTAAGTGTTTGATTTCTCTGGAGGTCTTGGTGCCCAGGGGCGGAATCGAACCACCGACACTGCGATTTTCAGGCGGCTCTGGAGGCCTCACGGCGGTTCACGGAATCTCACTAAAGCTCTGATTCTGCGCTGCTTTTCCGGTTGACCTGTTCCCGGTTGTTCGCGCAAGATCCGCCCCGTTCGCGCATTTTTGCGCGAATAGTGCGCGAATGGAGAGGGGCATGGCGAAGGAGTGGCAGGCTGATCGGAAGGTGCCCGGCCTCGGGCTGATGGTGCTCGATTCCGGGGTGCGCACCTACTACGTGCGCTACAGGGAGCCGAGCGGCAAACAGCAGCACCACAAGATCGGGCGGGCTGGCGTGATAAGCCTCACCACCGCCCGCGAGGAAGCGCTGAAGCTGCTCGGCGATGTTGCCCGCGGCATGGCGCCGACCACTGCGCGGCAGCAGCTGCGGCGCAGCCCAACCATGCAGCAGCTGTTTGAGCGGCTTGATGCCGAGCACTATCCGAAGCTCCGGCTGAACACGGCCACCGGCTACCGGGTGCTGTGGCGCAACCACATCCTGCCGCGGCTGGGGAGCAGCAAGGCCGCGACGATCACCAGCGCCGATGTGATTGACCTGCTCGGCCAGCTGCCGCGCATCCAAGCCAACCGCACGCTGGCGGTGCTGCGCAAGGCCTTCAACCTGGCGGAGCTGTGGGGCATCAGGCCGCAGAACACCAACCCGTGCCACAAGGTCACCACCGGCAACACCGAACGCAAGCGGCGCCGCTACCTGACACGCGAGGAGCTCCAGCGGCTGCTGGCGGCCTTGGATCGCTACGGCATCACCCGCGTGCGGTGGCGGTTCGCGCAGCTGATCCGCCTGCTGCTGCTCACCGGCTGCCGCGTCTCAGAGATCAAGGATGCGCGCTGGGAGTGGGTGCAGGGCGCTGTGCTGGTGGTGCCGGCCGACTGCCACAAGACGGGCGCCGATGGCAGCGATCGCCGCGTGCAGCTGCCACCGCAGGCGCTGCAGGTGCTTGAGGAGCTGCGCGCCAAATCAAACAGCGAGTGGATCATCCAGGGCGATGGCGACGGCCACCTGATCGGTTACCACCGGATGTGGGCGCAGCTGCTGAAAGACGCCAAGATCGAGAACCTGCGGGTGCATGACCTGCGGCACAGCTTCGCCAGCCTTGGCCTGAGCGCCGGACTGAGCCTGCCGCAGATCGGTGGCTTGCTCGGCCACGCCAGCCCGCAGACCACGCAGCGCTACGCCCACCTGATGGATGAGGCAGCAGCTGGCATGGCGGCCAAGGTGGCCGCGCTGATCACCCGCTAGCCCTTGCTGGCGGTGACGGTCAGATCGTTGCAATAACGCCCGGTGACCGCATAGCTGCGCGCCGGGATGCCCTCCATCTTGTGAAACACCATCTGGCCGATCTTCATGCCCGGCCAGATCGCCACCGGGTGCAGCCGGCGTGCGTTGCTCAGCTCCAGCGTCAGGCGGCTGCCATGCCACCCTGGATCGCACCAGCCGGCGAGCAGGTGCTCGAGGCCTTCGCGCGCACGGCTGGACTTCAGCACGAACTGTGCGGCGATGCAGTCCGGCAGGTTGAAGATCTCGCGCGTCTCCGCGAGACAGAACTCACCCGGCTGCAGCAGGTACGGATCGTCCGCAGTGTGGCCGGCGATGCCGTGGATCTGCAGGTCGCGGCTCTCCGCCACCTCGATCATGATCCGATCGCCCAGCAGCACGTCGATGCTGGCCGGGTTGACCAGCTCAGGATCGAACGGCATCACCATCGCGTGCTTCTTGCACAGGTGGTGGATCTCGTAGTCAGGCAGCGGCACAGGTTGCTCAGTAGTCCCAGCGCACCCTAGGTGCGCCCTTGCGGATGCCAATGTGGACGAAGCCCTTCGGTGCGCCGTAGCCAACGCTGTGCGGCCAGTTCTTGTCGCACCAGGCCTGCACGGCGTTGATGTCCACGCCATCAACGAAAAAGTCCACCGCCCCGACACCGATGCCGTCGTAGAGGTGCTCTGAGCTGCTGGCGCCACCGACCAAGCGGTTGACGGCAGGCGGCCGGTAGCCGGAGGTGATCACCACCGGGCGGCCACCAAACTGCGCGCGCACCTTCTCGAGGAACTGCGCCAGCTTCAGCGCCGTATCGCACTGGTGCTGGTGATCGAAGCGCCGTGCCTCCTGGCCGAGCGCGAACTCACCCGCGGTGATGTGCGGGGTGATCTTCTGGCTGAACGGGCTCTCCGGCGTGAACATCGCGGAGATCGGTCCGGTGGTCTGCCGCTCGCGACCCCACAGGTCACCTTCTGCGATGCGGCGCCGCTTGAGGCCGGCCTCCACGTTGGTGCCGGGGTTGCGGTAGAGCAGCAGGGCATCGGGCACACCCGGCCAGTCCTTCTCGCGCAGCCGGCGGCTGATGGTCTCGAAACCCTTGGCGCCGTAGAAGCCAGAGCCGAGGTTGTAGGCGAAGGAGATCAGCGCGCACTTCTGCGCATCGGTCATCTCCACCCAGAAGGGGATGGTGGTGCGCAGCTTCTCAGCGATGCGATCCACCTCCTGCCGCAGGAGCAGGTCAGCCTCGATCGCGTTGATCTCGTCGCCTTTGCTGACGGCGCGCCCGTCGCTGTAGCGGGTTGTCCCGTAGCCGATCGTCCACGGTGCGCCGCCGCTGAGCGGGTCGGGGTAGGCCTTCAGGTGGCAGCCCTCGAACGACTTGATCAGCGCCAGAGCTGCTGCCAGGTCGCTCTGCTTGCCGTCCTGGCTCCATGTGTTGAACCATGCCCGATCGCGGCGCATCGCTGCCGCGTACCCGTTCACGGCGAGATCCTGCTCGAGCTGCTGAATCGCGGCCGCCTGATGCGGCAGGTTCCGATAGAAGCGGAACAGCTGCTCGATCGTGATCGGCGCGGCGTTGGCCATGATTCAGCCCTTGCGCTTTGGGAAGGCCATCCGGGCAGCAGCGAGGACCAGCTGGATCCAGCTGTTCGATTTAAGCGGCGTGAGGGCGATCAGTTCACTGCCGGCTGCAACGATGATCGCGATGATCGCGATTGTTTCGGGGCTCATGGCGTCCATGCTTGTGCCCTCAGGTTAGGGCTGCATTTCAAGGGCACGCACGCGCTTGTCGAGATCTGCCAGTTCGGCGCGCGCGTCGGTTTTGATCTCATCGACGGACTTGGCCATCTGCACCAGCGTGGCTTCGATCCGTGCGGACTGCACTTGCATCGAGATGAGGAGTGCCCCGATGGCGACCATACCGGCGGCCAGTGCTGCTGGGAGGGAGGCAGCGAACAGGCCGCTAACGGTCTTCGGTTCGTCCGCCATCGGGGTTCCGTCGCTCGATCGCATCGTAGCGAGCGGAAAGGTCAGGCCTCCCCGAGCTGATGGCAAGGGCAGGCCTGATCGTTGGCTTCGTTGCAGGTCTAGGCGATCACCGCCCCTGCCCGCGATAGCGCCGCTTTCGTTGCGGGTTACGGCTGGTGCCGCTGAGCTTGGTGCGCAGCGATCGGCCTTGCCGGGTGCGCTTTGGCGGACCGGCCTGGTGGTCGATCCGCGCGGTGCCGGTCTTGGACTTGACGGCCATCAGCTAGCCCAGGGGAGACCTTGGCCAGTGACGGGCTGGCGCTGCTGATCCAGCTGCTGCTGGAGTGCGGCCTCGATCTCGGCGACCTTCTCCTCGCCGAAGTGGTCTTTCACCCACTGCACGCAGGTCTCGGGGGTGAGATCGGCGAAGGGGATCATGGCCTCGGGGTCGGGCTCCGGCAGGCCGATGGAGCCATAGGCGCCACTGGAGTACGTCCCATCGTGCGCCTGGAGAGTCCAATGGATCGTGGTGACGGCGCCATCGGCGAGCTGGCGATCCATGTTCGCGATCGCCCAAGTGAAGGTGGTGGTGGTGGTCATGGCTGTGGTCCGTTGGGGTTGAGGGTAGATCAGATTCCGGCGGCTGCAATGCGCGCCTCGAGCGCCTCGATGCGCTCCATCGCTTCCTGCAGCGCCTTGACGGCCTTCATGTAGAGCACGGAGTATTTCACTCCCTTAGTGCTGGTGGTGCCGGCCTCATCGTCGGGCACGTCCTCCACGAGGCCGGGGGAGATGAGCTCCACCTGCTGCGCGACCAGACCGATCTGGCGCTGATCGCTGCCGATGAAGTTGAAGTTCACCACCTCCAGCGCCTTGAGGTCATCCCACTGGCTGCCGGCGGCCTCGATGTTCTCCTTCAGCTTGGCGTCGGAGATGGCGCCGTAGCTGTTGAGCGTGTTCTGGATGCTGCCGTTACCAAGGAGGCGGTTTTCGCCGGAGCTGCCGTAGAACTGCGCAACGGCGCTGGTGGTGTTGCGCGAGTGCAGGAAGACGTTGCCGCTGCTGATGACGGTGCCGTAGGAGCTGGTGGACGGCGTGGCAGTGGTCTGGAAGTAGATCGCACCATCGCTGGCGATCCTCATCCGCTCGCTGGGTGATGCGCTCGAGTCGCTCGTAGTGGAGAACGTTAATCTGCTTGGGTAATCATTCGTTCCCCATGTTGCGTCTGCGTTTGCTTGGATAACAGCACCGATAGCGCCGTCCTGGTTGCCAAACTCAATCTTTGCTAAGTCAACAGTACCCGAACCACTAATAGCTGCAATACTCAGCCCCCGTTGCAGGAAGATTGAGCCAACGCCTGTGGAGCCAGCGCTATCACCTTTGATTTGAAGAAGACTGTTTCCTTGGCCACTAGACGTGCCAACTAACAGACGTGACGAGGCATCAATCCGAGCCGCTTCACTTGCGCCAATAAAGAACTGGTGACTGGCGGCAGAGACCTGGCTATTGACGTAAACAAAACTGCCATTGCGGTTGTAATGGGTGAGCAGGTTGGTGTTACTCGCAGAGCCAGGCGTGAACTCAAATCCTTCGGCGCCAGAATTGGAGACGTGAAGTTTACTTATTGCCGAATTAGTGCCAATCCCTACGTTGCCTCCGTAGGTAATGACCATCTTGGAATCACCAAGACCGGCATTGTCGCTATTTGCGTTTCCATCAAGGCAGAAATGCAGATTCGTCCTGGCATTGCCATCTTTGGCTTCAGCAATAATGCCAGCTTTTAGATAGTTATCGCTATAGCCAAAACCAAGACCAAGCCAATTGCCGTCAGCGTTGTACGCCGATGATGTAAGTTTTAGCCTGTACTCGCTATGTGTATTTTGATGGATAGTCGCTGTAGCTGCTGGATTTGCTGTACCACCTGAGCCAACAGTAAAAGTAGACCAGGGCGCAGATGTTCCCAGACCTAGTCGCCCACTGGAGTCAAGCGTCATGCTTGTTGCTGGTCCGCTTGCTCTAATCCACTTAAATCCACCATCGCTGGATGTTGATTCAATATGACCAGTGGCGGCGTTGTAGCTCAAAAGCCCGTAGTAGTTGGCATTAGATCCAAACGAAATGTCGCCTCTTGCATCAAGAAGGGATGTTCCGCGAACACTCGAAGTCCCCAGAGCTAGCGCACCTCCGGCCGTTAGGCGCATCCGTTCCGAAAAAGAGCCGTTAAAAGACGCCCAAACAAAATCACCGTAAGAACTTCCGGCTTGCGTTACACCAAAAGCAGAATTGACATTTGCGTTACCAGTAAAATTGATAAAGCTAGAAACGCCGGTCCCAGGTGTGCTTGAGTTATAAAGGCTTAAACCATTTGTCCAAGTTGCCGCATTTGTGGCAGAATAAGCTGTAGCAATAGCTCTTGTATTTGTTAAATTGCCGCTAGCATCAACAAACAACCGCCCAGTGCCATTAGTCGAGATGGCTACTTGGTCTGCGCCGGGGGAATAGATGCCGGTGTTGGTGTCGCCGGAGAAGTACAGCCCAGGGCTGGCAGCCGAGCCCGCGATGATGCCGAGCGCACCGGTCATCACGTCGCCGGTGGCGTTCACAAACTCGCCGGCCTCACTGCGCCATGCCGAGCCGTCCCAGATCTTGAAGACGTAGGTGCTGCCGCTGGTGTCCAGCCACTGCTCGCCCACGGTGTTGCCCGACTGGCCGCCACTGGCCGGGCTGGCGTTCGGGGCTGTGGTGCCGACATGCACCGGTCCCACCTTGACCAGCGCGCCGCTGCTGTCCTTCAGGAACAGGCCAGGGCTGGCGCTGTTGGTGTTCATGGCCAGCTGGCCATCGTTCATCGCGGCCGGCGTGGGGCGCTTGTTCGCAGTGCTCGAGCGCAGGTGCTGCAGTGCCATTCCTTAACGCCTCCTTGAGGCCGGAAGTTACCTGTTCAGGCTAACGGCGGTGATCAGTAGGTCCCGTCATCGAGATCGCTGGTGAGCGCCACGGTGCCGGTGTTGTTGGGCAGCGTGATCGTGCGATCTGCGGTGGGGTCGGCAACAGTGAGCGTGGTCTCGTAGGTGTCGGCTGTGGCGCCCTCAAACACGATCGCGGCGCTGGAGCCGATCTCCAGGTTGCCGGTCATCGTGCCGCCACCGGTCACCAGCGCGTCATAGGCCGCCCACTCAAGGCCTGTGGCTGTTGAGCTGTTGGCCTTCAGCACGTAGCCGGTGGTGCCAGCTGTCAGCTTGGCCAGCGTGTTGGTGCCAGAGCCGGCGATCAGGTCGCCTTTGGCGTAGGTGGTGATCCCGGTGCCACCGACCGTGGGCGCCAGCGTGCCGCTTGTGATGTTGGTGGCATTGCGGCACTCGCTGCTCACCTCCTCGATCGCGGCCTGCACGTTTGTGCTGGCGATCTGCCCGGCAGGCGTGAACGAGACCTGCGTGGCCACCTGCGCCACGTAGGCGTCAGATGACTCAATCCGCACCCATGAGGTGCCGGTGGACAGGATCAGGTCAGGCGGCAGCATTGCCACCGCAGGAGCCGGCGCGGTGCCAGTGCCAGCGTTGCTGACAATGACGAAGTAGTTCTGGTTGTTGGCGCTGGCGGCCGGCAGCGGGTTGCCAACGCTCAGGCCAAGCGCTGAGCCGTCAGGCGTGACGGAAGCGATCTGGTTGGTGTTGGCGTCATAGGTGCCGCCGAAGATCACGGTGCCGGCCGTGATGCCCACCGGCTGCCACACGTTGCCGTCCCACATGTAGACGGTGCGCTCGAGCGGGTTCAGGAAGAACTGCCCGATGAAGTCTGCAAGCGGGAATGTGGAACCGATCTGCGCGGTGGCGTAGTCGGCAACCTTGGCGGCTGTCACCGCATCGTCAGCCAGCAACGCTGTTGCGAAGGTTCCGGTGGTGATTTTGCTGGCATCGAGCGCCGGAATGTCGGCCGCCTCCAGCGTGGTGCCGGTGGTGACGTGTCCCTGCGCGTCCACTGTCAGCTTGGTGTAGGTGCCGGCCGTAGCGCTGTTGCTGTGGTTAAGCGTGCCGCTGGTGACCGACAGGCCGGTGCCGGGCTGGATGACGCCCTTCGTGCTGCCAGTGGCATCGGGCAGGTCAGCTGGCACCAGCGCGCGGAAAGCAGGCGCTGCGTCCGATCCGGTGGTCGGCCCCGCGAGGATGCGGTTGGCCGACTGCAGATCCATCGACGTGGTGATGGTCGCGCTGTAGGCGTCGGGGTAGGCGACGCTGAACGACAGCGGGCTGGTGTCGCTGAAGCTGATCGTGCTCAGCGAAGCCTGCCGCAGCCAGGTAGTGCCGTCCCAGGTGTATTCGATCGCGGTGGCGGTGTTGATCCACTGCTGGCCGATGAAGGCGCCTGAGCCAGACGGCGTGGAGGCAGCCACCACGGCGGCTGAGCTGTCGGCCAGCTTGGCGGCTGTGATCGCGTCATCGGCCACCTTCCCGGTGGTGACGGCGCCGGTGCCGATGTTTGCCTCAACAACGGCACCGCTGGCGATCGTTGCCGCAAATGAGCCGGTGCCGGAGCCCGTCACGTCACCCGTCAGGGTGATCGTCTGGTCACCGGTGTTGGTGCCGGAGGTGGTGCCGCTGTGGGTGCCGGAGAAGGTGCCGGACTGCGTGGCGAGCGTGCCGAGGCCGAGCGTGGTGCGCTGTGCGGCAGCGTCGGCGTCATCGAGCAGCGCACGGCCTGCTGCGGTGCAGGTGATCTCCTCAACGTCGCCGGAGCCGGCGGTGCTGCGGCCGAGCAGTCGATCGGTGGCGGAAACGTCCTGCAGCTTGGCGTAGGTGACGGCACCATCCGCCAGCGCAGCTGTGCCGAGGTTGCTGGCCTTGGCCGTGGTGACAGCGCCGTCTGCCAGCTTGGCGGTGCTGACGGAGCCATCCACCAGCGCCGGGGTGATCGCGCTGTAGGCGCCGGAGCGGTAGACCTGCAGCTCGCCGGTGCTGCTGTTGACCCAGCCGCGGCCGTCGAAGTTGTCAGAAACGGGCGCCGAGGCGCTGATCGCCACCGAGCTGCTGTTGCCGATCTTGGCAGCCGTGACAGCACCATCCGCCAGTGCGGTGCTGCCGATCTTGGTGACGCTGGCCTGATCGAGCTTGTCGAGATCAATCGAGGCTGCATCGACCAGATCGAGGCCGGCATCCACCAGATCCTTGGCGGTGACCTTCTTCGTCTGCGATGCCGAAACGTCGGCAATGGGCAGCACGTCGGTGGCTGCCACCGAGGCCTTCGGTAGAGCCGTGAGCTGGGTTATGCGCTGGTCAGCCAAGGCTCAGCCTCCGAGGGCACCACTGCTAGAGCCCATGTTAGTCCTCAGTTTCCTTCAGCAAGAAGTCGAGCGACTGCTCAAGCTTCACCCTGTCGTCGTCTTCCTTCAAAATGTAGTCTTCAAGCTGACCGATCAGCAGGCGGATCTCACCTGTTGCTACGAAATCTATCGTGCAGTTGATGATATCGCCCGCGCGCACTTCAACCCCGGCCTTGGTGATCATCGCGGTGAATGAATAAAACACGTCATTCACGCTGGCGTCGTTCGTCTTGTCGGTCAGGTAGAGCCCGCAATCAAACTCGCTGCCAATGTCAAGCCGCTGGATTAGCTGAAGCATCAGGAGTGGTGTCTCGGTGACGCCGGCCGTGGTGTAGTCGAAGGCGCAGGTGATCGAGCCGCTGCCGCTCAGGATGCCGGCGCTGTAGAGCTGGCGGAACTTGTCATTCAGCGCCGTGGCGTCGATGGCCTCGCGGTCCGTTGCGAAGGTGTAGTCGATCACGTTGCCGAGCACGCTCGCGCTCACGTCGCGCACCTGGTAGCGAATTGCCACCGGATCGCCGACGAAATCAGCCAGCGCGTACTCATTGGCGCGGGTGTTGTTGATCGCGTCCTCAAAGCTGGCGAAGAAGCGGAGGCCGCCGGCAGCGTTCACGTTCACGTAGGCGCTGACGGTCTGCTCAACCGTGCCGCTGGTCCAGATCGCCGTGTTGAAGAACAGCAGCCCACGCGCGTCGTCGGTGCTGATATCCACCCGGTCACCCGTGAGCAGGTTCTCGCCGGCGCCATCGAAGCTCAGCCGGTTGAGGCTGGTGTTGATATCCGATGGATCAACGCGATCACGCAGTTCGCCGATGCTGACGGAGGTGGCACGCCTCAGCCTGACGTTCCCCTTTGTGCCGAGGAAGAAAGTCATGCGATCACGCCGCCAGCAAGAAAGTCGCCATCGACCGAGAACTGGATCGGCACGGTCACCAGCTCGCCGGTGCTGACGCCAACCTGCGCGGAGGTGATGTAGGCAAAGAACTCCAGATCGTCGGCTGCGTCATCGCTGACGCGCAGGCGCAGCTTCACGCGATCGGTTTCGGTGACGGCGCCCACCTTCTGCACCTTGCCGAGCAGTGCGGTGAACTGCGCAAGCGTGGCCGATTCGCCGGCCTCGAGGCGGTAGTAGAGCAGCGTGGCAGACCCGCTGGCGGACTTCATGCCAGGCGTGAAGGTTGCAGCGGTGCTGTCGATCGCGGTGGTGCTCAGCAGCTCCACGCTGGTCTCCACCGACCAGTCGCGGATCTTCGCCACGGGTTTGTAGGCCGCGCCGTCCCAGAACTCCAGCTTGCCCGTGCGGCCTGTGTAGAAGCCCATGAACGGCGGCCCAGTCTGAAATCAGGCTAGCGAATGGTGAAGCCACTATCCGCGAAGGATGCGATCAGGCTCAAGGTCTGAGAGCCAGACTCAACACACGGATGCTCAATGGCTTTCACCGAAACCTGCCCGTCCTCATCCATTTGCACCTCCGTTACTCGGAACACCCGCTTGCGGGTGATCGAGGTGCCGAGCACGAACAGGCGGCCGACATAGGGCGCCAGCGCCGCTGCAGTCCCGTTGGTGACGGTCACGCTGTCCACGCTCACCACCGCGCTGCCGGACTGGTAGACCAGCGCCTTCAGGCCGCTGCCGTTCGGCACCTGCCCGATCGGCGTATTGAGCACGCCGCCGGCTTCCACCACGCCGGTGCTCACCTGGTCCCACTGGTTCTCGCCGATCGCCACGTAGATGTAGCTGCCGGGCTCCAGCACGCTGTCGGTCGGGAAGGTGGAGAACTCGATCGCGCGGCGGATGTGGCGCCGCTGGTTGCAGAGCAGCTTGCCGAACAGGATCGCCTGGCTGCGGTTGGTGACGTATTGCGAGAGATCAAAGGTCTGGCGCACGCTGTTGGCCTCGATCGCATCGGCTCGGCTCACCTCCACGCTGCGGTTGCGCGGAAAGACGCCATCGATCTCGGTGTCGCGGTAGATCACCGAGGCGATCAGATCCTGCACGCTGCTGCCGAAATCGAGAAACTCCTCGCGGTAGCTGTCCTCGAGGATGTTGCCCTGGTTAAACAGCGCCGAGATGGTGACCTGCCGGGTGATGTTGCCGGCGTCATCGCAGGGCACGGCCGGAACCAGCGTTTCGCGGCCACCGACACGGCCGAGCTCCAGCAGCGAGAACGGCGCCACGTCCGCCCAGAACTGCCGCCAAGGCACCTGCTCGGCGATCACGCCATCCATGAACAGCCGGTTCTGACGACAGAAGCGCTTTGCCAATGCCAGCGCCTGCAGATCGACGCCGCCGATCTTGGCGAAGCGGCCGATGCCGTTATCGCCATCGAGGATCGTGTCGAGGAAGATATCGGGCGCGTAACTGCTGGAGCCGTCCGGCTGTGCGGGGTAGGTGCCGTCATCACGCAGGCGCCGCAGCTTCTTGCCTTCCAGCGTGAACACCGACAGCGAGCGCAGGTCTTGGATGCCCTGGCCGCTGTAGGCGTTGAAGCCGAGCAGCGTCAGGCCGTTGTAGAGGTTGGGGTAGTTGCTGAAGGCCTCGATGCGCTGCTCGGTGACGGCGCTGATCGAGAACTCTGGACCACCTTCAAAGCTGAAGCTGGTCTGAGTGTCGGAGCGCATGGAGAACAGTCCCCACTCGTCCACCTCGTAGGGGTTGACGTTGATCGGCGGCCTCAGGCCTCGGCGTGCGCGGATGCTGCCAAGGAACGTGAACTGCCCGCCTGCTGGTCCGGGGATGATCTGCACGTCGCCGCTGTTCTCGATGTAGGCGAAGTCAGCGAAGCCGTGGTAGGTCATCTCGGCGGCAGTCTCAGCAATCGGATCAAACCGGAACTGCCAGTTGCCGATGTTGTCGCCCGCAACGAACTTCAGCGACATGAAGTTGTCCACGTCGGCGCCGCGGCGCACGGCGAAGATGTAGGGAAGGCGGCTCCACTCCTGCCCCGTGCGGCGGTAGCGCAGCCAGAAGAAGGCAGCGCGCACCTTGGTGCCGTTGTCGCTGTCGCGGTAGGTCTTGACCTTCTCCTCGCCATACCGAGGCGCACGGCCCTGGATGCGCTTGAACACCTTGGCCTTCAGCGCGAAATCGACCACGCGGCACTCGGTGATCGTCTCGTAGCCGGCCTCCTCCATCTTCACCAGACACTTGGTGTTGAAGAAGTCGTTCCAGCTGTTCGGGTTCTCGAGGTAGCGCTCGAGCACGTCGATGCGCTGCTGCTTGGTGGCGATCTGGCTGCGGAGGCTGGCGTCACGCGCCGCCATGGCCGCAAGGTCTAGGTTGTTGGCTCGTGAGGTGAGATCCGCGATTTCGCTGTTCAGCTCACGCTCGCGGTTGTTCAGCCATTTCTTTTCTTGCTTGAGTGTTTTGCCGCGGCCAGGGATGATGCCATCGGCGAGGCCGTACTGCTCAAAAGCTTTGCTGAGCTTGGCCTGCGCTTTCTTTAGCTGAGTATTTGTGGATGCAATTTCGCTGCGCCATTGCGCGATACGGGTGCGGTTGCGATCGGGGCGCGGCTTGTCCAGCTCATCTTCCAGCTGGTTGCGGAGGGTTCTGCGTCGTTCGCGCAGACCGTCAACACGGCCGGCATAGTCCCGGACGCGATCATCTACCCACTCTGCATTGTTCAGAAGTGCATCAAGTTCGGCCGATGTCCACTTTCTATCGCCAAGATCTGCAATCAGATCCTTCCATGACTGAATTTCGCTGATCTTTGCCCGTACGTCGTTGCCAATTCCAGGGCGGAGAATCGGCTCATTGCGCAGCAGCTGATCGTTAAGCGCCTTTACTTCACCCTGCAGCTGGATAATCTCGCGCTGCGCTTCGCGGCCGTTCTTCTTGAAGTCGGTGGTGTTGTAGTCCTCAGCCGGGCAGATGCCAGCCTCGATGCACTCCATCGAGACGCGCATGGCGCCATCTTCCAGCTCCACGTTCTTGATCGGTGCCGCCACGCGGAACTTCGCGCTGCCGAGCTTGTAGGTGCTGGCCGCGTCGATGTAGCTTGAGAGTGTGCGGCGGAGCTCCTTGGCTGCGCGTGCCGTGTCGCTGCCGCCTGAGCCGATCTGCCGGAAGATCAGCGTCATGCGCTGCCCGACAGGCACCGTGGGGCGCGCATCATTCAGCACGTTGAGCGGCCAGTAGCTCTCAAGGCCGGTGATCTCCACGCCAAGCGGGGCATCCTTCTCCTCGCCGTCCTCATCGCGGTCGATGTAGACCACGTTGATCGGGATTGGCGCGTAGACGCCGAAGCGCGTCATGGTGCTCGGCGAAAAGGCCTGGCTGAAGCCATCGGAGTGCTGGTCGCCGATCAGCGTCGGCCGGTAGGCGATGCTGCTGGCCGCCTCGCCGATGCGCGTCGGATCGCTTTCATCACCGCGGATCAGATCGGAGAACTGCAGCGGCCGATTGGCGCCCAGATACGCCCAGGTCTTGCCGGCTGCCAGCTGGCGGATCGGGGTCTGGCCGAACGCGATCCGGCCGGGTCCGATGCGCTGGATATCGGACGCGCCGATCACCACCAGCATCTGCATGAACTGGCTGGAGCCCTCGCTGTGGACCGCGGACCACACCAGCGAGCTCGCCACGCGCACGCCGCCGGTCGGGTTGTCGTCCACGTTGCAATAGACGAGGTTCACCGGGTCGCCGTACTTCGCCAGCTCCTGCTGTGAGTTGAAGCCGAACCGCGGGGCAAAGGTCTGATCACGGCGCTGCCGCTGGTTCTTCTGCTCCATCTCCGGCTTCGGAGCGAGCAGGTAGCTGACGGCCTGCAGGATGATGCCGACCACCGCGAGGATGATCGAGATCGGCTCCGCGCGCAGTTCCTGCAGCTTCTCCTCACGCGATCGCGTGAAGTCGTGCTGCACCGCCAGAAACTCAAGGTATTCGTCCTCTGAGACCTTGAGAATCTGGATGAGCTCGTGCTCGTAGGGCAGCAGCTTGCGCGTCATCGATCCATCCAGAAGTAGCGCGCCACGCCATCAGGCAGCGGCGCCTGAACCACATTCTGCCCCGGCCCGATGAACAGCAGCGCCCGGCCGAGGCAGGTGCCGAGCGCCGTGCCGCCACCAGCTGGCAGCAGTGCCACCGCGCCGCGTTGCGGTCGCTTCAGCGGGCTGCCGTGCTCGAGCACCCAGCGCACGATCATTGAGCGCGGGAAGGTCGCCTCATCCCAGTCGCGGTACACCCACGCAAAGCGCTCGCGGTAGCTGGTGAGCCCGAGGCGATCGCGCACCTCGCACGCCAGCTGGAAGCAATCGGTGAGCCCGCTGCCATCGCCCGGCCGGTGACCCCAGCCGTAGCCGAGTCCCACCAAGTCATTCATCGCAGGTAGAGCTCCGAGTTGAGCGGCAGCGGTCCCACCATGTCGCGGGTGAAGCTGCGGCCGGGAAAGCTGGAGCCCACGCTGTCGATCGCCGATCGGAAGCGCAGCTCGATGGTGGTCTCGCTGAAGCTGGCGCCGAGGCCGATGTAGTAGTCGGTGGCGGTGTTGGTGATTGCGCCGGCCGCGTTCAGCCAGGCGGTGGTGAGCGTCAGCTCGCTGAGCCGGTTGCCGTTGCCGCGCTCCACCAGCACCAGCGCGAAGTCCACATGGGGGAACAGCACCTGCAGCTGCGCGTTCTCGCCGTTCAGCGTGGCAAGCGCACCCTCGGCGCGAAATGGCGCGAAGGCGTAGCTCTCGCTCTGCAGGCTGGCGTTCTGCCCCACGAAGTAGTTCTGGTAGCGGTGCGTGACGCCATCAGTCGTCAGCAGCTTGAAGAACTGGCAGATGCGGATCTCGGTCATCAGAAGTCGAGCTCGCCGATGAGGGTGATCGAGACACGGCTGCGGCCGGTGTAGACCGACTGCACCTCGGGCGGCCCGGCATACTCCCAGCGGATGCTGGTCGGTGCCTGGATGTAGCCGCGCAGCGTGGTCGTCATGCCGGCGAACAGGTCAGCGGGCAGGGTGAAGCGATCGAAGCCACCGCTGGAGGCGTTGTAGTGCGCCAGCAGCTGCTCAGTGGTGGCGTCGGAGATGTTGTCAAAACCGAGCTGCAGCTCGTAGCCGCTGGCGCGGTTACCGAAGGCGCGTTTCACGGTTGCACCCGACAGCGCCCGGTAGGTCTTCACCGGGAAGGTGCCGAGCTTGAATGCTCGGGTGCTCGGCTTGATCCGGGGGAACTGCTCAGCCATCAGCGCAGCCCCACACGGGTTCGGGTGGACGGGCTCTGCTGCAGTTTATCGAGCGTCATGGTCATGCCACGTTTTGCGCCATCGCGGGATGCAGCGCGTCGGGTTTCGGCCATGGCAGCCTCCAGCTGATCGCGGCTCACGTATTCGACGCCGCCGATCGAAGTGCTCTGGAAGCTCATGTTGAGCACCGGAGCACCCATGCCTTGCGTCGGCCCGGCACCCATGGCTTCGCGCATCTTGTCCTGCCCCTGCAGCGCCACCGGGATGCGGCGGCCATCAGGCAGCGGCACATAGGCCTCGGGCTTGCTGCCCTCGCCGTAGAGCGCCAGCTGCGGCCGGTTGGCGATGCCACCTTGGGAATACTTCTTCAGCGGTGCAGGTCCGCTGGAGGTCATGATGCCGCCGTTGGCAAAACCGAAGCCGGGGAACAGCGAGTTGAGGCCGAAGCGCAGCAGCGCACTGCCGATCTGCTTCAGCACGCCGGCTGCGATCTGCTTCAGCTGCTCCTCAAGATCCTCCGCGCCGGTCATCGCCGCCTCGATGGTGGCCTCGATGCCGCCGATGATGCCGTCCGCGATCGTGCTCTTGATGTTGCTGTAGAGCTCCTTGATCTCAGCGGCGCGCTGCTCACTCTTCTCGCGCTCCTCGCGTGCCTTGCGCTCAGCATCGGCCAGCTCGAGCGTCTTGTTCACCAGCTGCCCCTGCAGGTTCAGCCGGTCCTCAATCGCCTGCACCTGCTTCTCGAGCTCCTGCCGCAGGCTGCTCTCCACCGGCAGCGTGGCGATCTTCGCCTGCAGCTCGGCCTCCATCGCCAGCAGCTTCTCCTGCTCGATCGCGGCCGTTGCCTCCAGCTCCACCCGCTGCTTTGCGATCTCGGGGCTGATGCCCTGCTTCAGCAGCTCGAAGTAGCGCACCTCATCGCGCAGCTTGTTCCCGGCAGCCTCCTGCTGGCTGCTCAGCGCATCGGTGATCGCGCCGTATTTCTGCTCCAGCGCGGTGATGGTCTGCAGCTCGTTCAGCCGCTGCTGCTGGCTGGCAAGCGCACCCTGCGCGGCGCTGAGGTTGGCACCGGCCTGCGTCACGCCAGCCATGGCCGGAGCGGTTGCCGGTGGCAGCGCAGGCGCCATCGGTGCAGCCCCGGCACGCATGGCCTGCGGCAGGAACTGCTTGTAAGCGCCGGACTTGAACACCGACCACGCGCCGAAGCCCTGGCTCTCGAATACCTTGCGCGCCGCGCTGGCGTTCACCGCCGGATCGAACAGCGCCTCATTGCTGCCGATGCCGAACGATCGCCGCCGCTCCGGCCCCATGCGGCCAAGCATGTTGACCTGCCACAGGCCGTAGCTGTTGTCGCCGGTGGCTGCGTTGTTGTTGTGCGCGTTGCTGCGCCCGCCAGACTCGGCCATGGCGATGGCCGCCATGATCGACGCATCGCGATCGTTGAAGCCGGCCGCCAGCGCGAGCGCCTTCAGCTGGCCGGCGTTCAGCTGGCCGCGGCCGACAGAGCCGGGGATCAGCCGGTTTGGGCCGAGCGCACCACCTGCACCACCTGCGCCGCCGAGCGTGGCAGCAGCAGCCTCGGCGCCGGTCTTCATCTTCTCCGCCAGCTTCTCGCCTGCGTCCTGCAGGATGTTGCTCACCTGGCGCGCGTAGGCCTCCTGCAGCTTGCCGATGCCCTCGGCCACGCTGATCTTGAACTCCTCCAGCCGGCGCTGCAGATCGGTCTGCGCATCGACGGCGCCGCGCTCGTTTTCAATCCGCTGCTCGTCATAGCGGCGGAAGATCTCCTTCACCTCCTTGGCGGTCTCGATGCCCTCGGTGGAGAGCCCCGCAGCTGCCAGCCGCTGCCGCTCGGCCTCAAGCGCGCGATCCTCCAGCGTCTGCTGCAGCTTGGTGCGCGTGTCGGCGATCTGCCGCTCGATCTTCAACCGCTCATCGGCGAGATCACGCTCGAGCTCCATCGCGCGCTTGATCGTCTCGCGCTGGAAGTCGGCGATCTGCTCAGCGTTGCGCTGCGCCGCATCCGCCAGCTTCTCCTCCGCGTCCTGGCGGATCTTCAGCTCGTCCTCCAGCGCCTCCTTGCGCGCACGCTGGCGTGCTGCCTCACGCTCGCCGGCAGCGGCCTCACGCGCCTCGCGCTGGTCGGCTGTCGGGTTATCGCTGAGCGCACCCATCGCGCGCTGGCGCCGCTCCGCCTGGAACTGGTTGAACAGCTGCTCGCTGCGCTGGTTCTGGAAGCGGTCGATCTCGAAGCCGTAGCGGAAGAAGCCGCCGATGCCGAATTTCTGGCTGGCTTCCTTCTGCGCTTGGATGGTGGCGCGGATCCGGTCTGCCTCGCGCTCCTGTGAGCCTTCCGTCAGCCGCAGCGCATCAGACACCCGCTGCAGCGCGCTGGTGAAGCCACGCAGCAGCGCGATCGCGGTCGGCCCGAAGGCCTTGGCGATGCCCTCACCCGCACGCCGGAGCTCCAGCTGCAAGTCGGCGAGCGCCTGCCGGCCGGTCTGGAACTGCGCGTTGAGCTTGCCGACCTGCGTCTCCTGCAGCTTGCCCAGTGCCCGCAGCACCACGTCGGTGGTGACCTGCCCCTCGGATGCCAGCTTCTTCAGCTCGCCGATCGAGACACCGAGCTCCTTGGCGATCGCCTGCGCTGCCAGCGGTGCCTGTTCACGGATGGAACGCAGCTCCTCACCCTGCAGCACGCCGGAGGCCAGACCCTGCTTCAGCTGGATCAGCGCTGCGCTGGTCTCCTGCGCCGTCGCGCCGCTGTTGCGGGCTGCGGCCGAGAAGCCGATGAAGGCCTTCTCCAGCTCCTGAATGGTGATGCCAGTCGGGCGCAGCGAGGCGTAGAGCGAGGCGAAGCTGCCCTGTGCCTCGGTGGTGCTGATGCGCAGGGTCTGCGCGATCCGTGCCGCCGCTTCCTGCGCCTGGTTGTATTCGCCAAATTCGTCAGCGAGCGCCTTTAGCCGCACCTGCGCGCTCTCGGCCTCGAGTCCCACGTCGGCGATGAACTTCACCGCCAGCGCACCGCCTGCAGCCGCTGCAAGGCCGCCAAGGCTGCCACCCATGGCGAGCAGGCCGCCGCCGCCCTTGGTGGTGCCCGTGAGCCGCGCCTGCTGCTTCTGCAGCTTCTCCAGCTCGGATGTGTAGAACTTGAACTGCCGGCTGCCGATCTGCGCTTCGTTGCGCAGGTTCGTCATCACCGTGATCTGGCGCTGCAGGGAGTTGAGCGAACCACCGGCTGCCTGCGCCAGCTTCTTGTTTGCCGCGTAAAGCCGATCGAGATCCTTGCTCGAGCGGTTGGCCTGCTGCGCCATGCCCTGCAGGCCGCGCTTCAGCTGATCGAGCCCCTGCCCTTCCAGCTTGGCAGTGAACTTGATCGCCGTGTCGAGGGTCATCGCCATGGATCAACCCTCCTTTGCCATCGCTGTCAGTGCCGCGCCTTCCATGACCTGCAGATCCTCCAGGAGAGAGCGCGGCTCCTTCACTTCGTACAGTCTAAAGAGCCATTCCAGAGCGCCGTAATCGAGCCCGATCGGCCCGCCCATCGATGTGCGCCACTGCGTTGAGATGCGCAGGAACATCACCACCGCATCCCAGTTCTCAGGCCATACCTCAAAGTCCTCGGATGAGGCCTGCTCGGGCAGATCAAGCCCGAACGCAGCCGCATCATCCTGAGACTCATCAACGACGCCGCCGCCGGCCCAGTGCTCGGCGGCCTCGGTCAGTTTTTTCGTTTGCCCTTCGCCAGGCTCTCCAGCCATGCGGTCACCACGGCCGCGGCAACCAGAGGCACATTCAGCAGGTCGGCCTTGGCCTTCTCGCTGAAGCGCACCTCCTCACCCTTGGCGTCCTGAATGCCCTTCCAGCCGGTCAGCACCTCAGCGCACAGCTCGTCATCGTTGAGATCACCGGCCTGGATCAGGTCCCAGATCTCGCGGATGCGCTGCTGTGGCAGCCGCTTGAAGACTGCATCGAAGGATTGTTTCTCGAACCGGCCACCATCGATCGGAAATTCGACAGTGACCGGCCAGCTGTAGCTCTCAGTCTGAGCGAGAACAAAAGCCATGCAGTAGCTCCGTGGATCAGGTGTAGACCAGGCTCAGCTCATCGTTGCCGGCGCTGGTGGGCACCGCAACGTAGGGCAGGTTCAGCATCTGGATGCCGTCCTGGTCAGAGTAGCTGGGGTTGGCAATGTCGGACTGAGCCGTCGTGAAGGTCACGATGTTGCCAGCCGTTCCGCCGTGCTGGAAGCTGATCGAGCCAGTGCTCGAGCCCGTCGCGATCGCGAAAAAGTCTTTCGTGGCGATGCTGGGCGCCTCGATCACCACGTCGCCGGCAGGTGCGCGGTTCACGATCAGCGATTCCTTGGTGCAGCCCACCAGCTCGCGGTAGACCACCTCATTCGCCATCTGGAAGCTCAGGGACTGCAGGCAGCCGCTGTAGCTGAAGATGGAGAAGTTGGAGGTGTTGCCGTTCTTGAAGATCAGCGGAGCGGCCTGGTCGGCGTAGGTGGGGCTGGGCAGCGCCTCATCGGTCGGTGCGTTGTAGATGCCCGTCATGGTGAAGGAGATCACCGGGATCTGACCCACTTCGGCGTTGAGCTCAAAGGTGCCGCGGCAGCCGGTCACCTTGTGGCGGATGCCGTCGTTATGGAAGTGGATCGTCACCGAGCTGAAGCTCGAGCTCACCGGCGCATAGGTGACGCTGGTGGAGGCGCTGACGGTCTCGGAGAGGCCGCAGGCCTTCAGCACAGGACCGTAGGCAGGCGCAGTGCCGGCAGCACCGGAGCCAGCCAGTTCCACCTCAAAAGTCACCTCCACGCGGGTCTGCGCCAGCAGCTGATCGCTGTTGCCCAAATACGGCCGGATCAGGTCGCGGGTAACGGTGTCAGCCTGCAGCGGGGTGATCTCAAGGTTCCGCACCAGGATGGCGTTCGCCGCACCGGTCGGGGTGGGATCAGTCCCGTAGGTGGTCTCAGTCTTCGCCAGGATCAGGCGTTTGCGGCTCAGGAGCGGCATTGCTCGTTACCTCTTCGTGGGGTTCGGAGGAAGTGGCCGGCTCTGTCCGCTCGATGAGCTTCCGTTTGCCGGTTTTGGAGTCCAGCAGGTAAGTCCCGCCCTGACCCCAGTATTCATCGACCATCGTAGCCATGATCAGCTCGCCAGATTTGTGACGGAGGTTCGATACATCACACGATAGTCGCACTGGATTTCTCCAGCCGCGCCGTCCGCTTCTGTGAAGTTGAAGGTCACACCGATCGGCTGCACATCGATCGCATAGCCTCCCAGCGTCAGGTCGGCCATCACCCTGCCGTGCAGGCTCTCGATGATCGGATCAGCGATCTGATCGGGCACCGCACCGCGCACGATCACCGTGATGCGCACGATCATCGACCAGTCGAGGGTCGGCAGCGCCGTGTTCTGGCTTGCGGTGTCGTTCAGGGGCTCCACCACCAGCGCCGGGCTCTCGGCACGGCTCACCGGCTCCACGCGGCTGCGGTAGATCCGCGTGCTCACGCCGGTGGTGCCCGCCAGCGCAGACGTGACAGCAGCCAGAACTCGCTCGCGCTTGGTGGTCATACCTTCTGCAATCCGATCTCAACGAAGGCGCCATCGTCGATCAGCCGCGTCTCGCGCACCGTGTAGGCCACGCCAGCCACCGTGATCGCATCGCCATATTTCAGGCCGCCGAAATCCGCCGCACGGGCGGTCAGCGAGTAGTCGGTGCTCAGCACCATGTCGCCAGAGATAATCTGGCTCGGCATGTCGAGGATGCCCAACGCCGAAACGGCGCCAGCTGTGCAGCTGACGCCGAAATCGTCCAGGAAGCCGTTGAGGTCTTCACTGATCGCCATCAGTTGCCTCCGGCTTGGGCTTGCGCGCAGCCTTGGGCTTGGGCTCCTCAGCACGCGCCTCAACAGCGCGGCCAATGCGCAGCAGCTCGGCTGCCACGTCGCCGGCCAGCTCGTAGACCTTGCCCTCCTCAAGGTGTTGGCCTTGGGCGGCACAGCTGCGGTTGATCAGAACCTTCATCAGATTAAAAAAGGGCCGGTTGCCCGGCCCCGCTCCTATCAGGCGGTGGTCACGTCAAGGATGGCGGCGAAGCTCTCCGCATGACGCACGGCCACGTCGTAGGTGATGATGCCGCGGACAGAGGTCAGCGCCTTGCTGAAGTCGTCCTGGTCCTCACCCACGGTGATCTCGAGGCCGTTGCCCCAGAAGCCCACCATGGCCTGAGAGAAGTCGCCCATCAGCACAGCAGAGCAGACGCCGCTGCTGGTGCCCTTGGTCAGGTTGCTGGGAACCTGGTTGGTGACGCCGATGGGGTAGCCGTTGATCTGGGTGCCGGCAGGTCCACGGCCGAGGGTGTTGCCCACGGAGTTGACCAGGAAGGGGCCGTCGCCGGTGGTGGAACCACCAGCGCGCAGCTTCTTCAGCGCGCCCATGACCTTGGCGTTGGTGACATAGGCCACGGCATCGCGGTTCACGGCGCCGTTGTCGATCATCACCTCGGTCTCGAGGTCCACCAGCTTCTCGAGGGTGATGGCGCCACCGTTGGTGCCGATCGCCACGGAGCCGATGCCCGAGGTCTGCATGATGCCGGTGGGCTGGCCGCTGGAGCCAGAACCGTTGAGGATGCCGAGATCGACAGCCAGGTTCAGGCCATCGGTCAGGTCGCGGCGCACCAGCTCCTCGATGCCAGGGGTGCCCTGCAGCAGGGTCTGGCGGCTGTACTTGGACAGGGCAGCCAGGTTCTTGGGAGCCATGGTCACCTGGTCGAAGGTGGACTCCGACTGGGTGATCGCGGTGGTCTGGGTGCTCAGGTAGTAGGTGTTGGCCACACCGGAGCGACGGGGCACAGCCACGTTGCCGACCAGGCCGGGCATGGTGCGCACGCCAAGGCTGAGCATCAGCGAGTTGTTCCGCAGATACTCGATGAAGTCGTCGGCCAGCAGGTCGGTGGCCACCAGGTTGCCGCCGGTGGAGGCACCGGAGGTCACGTAGGTGGCGCGCTTGGCGAGTGCCGAGAACGGCACGAAGAAGGAGCGCTCGGCGGTCTTGCTGACGCCGGACTTCTCCACCTGCTTGCTCAGCTCACGCACCAAGCCGGCTTCGCGGGAAGACCAGTCGCCGGTCAGTGCAGCGCGGATACCAGCGGTGATGCTGTAGGCAGCGCGCTCCTGTGCGGCCATCTCCACGGGGGCGACGGTCTCGACAGGCTTGGCGCCGATCTTCTCGAGCACAGCAGCGCGAGCCTCGTCGAGGCTGCGGCCACCCTCGATCAGCTGGCGGCCGAGATCAGCCATGCCGTGCTTTTCGGTCAGAGCAGTGATGCCGGAGATGCGGGCGCGCTCAGCTTTGGCAGCCTCAGCAGCCGCTTCAGCCCGCACCGCCGAGATGTCGGGGGTGTTTTCCATCGGAACCTCAGGTTCTGTTTCGGGGGTTGGTGATGCGGCGGAGGCCGCAGGATCGGCCTCGAGAGACCGACCCACACCCACAGTGGGGTCTGCAGGTATGCTAACCACGCTCACTTCGTAGGGAGCCCAGCTGGTAGCGACGAAATCACCGCTGCCGCGTTGCTCCATGTCGTTGATCGCGTAGCCGAAGCTTACGTTGCGGAGCACGCCGTCACGCACATCCGCGAGCACTTCCTGCGCGAAGGCGTTACGGCTGAACTTCACCTTGGCGTAGCCGCGCTTCTTCTTGCCGTCGATCCACGCGCGCTCAACAACACCGATCACCTTGTTGGGATCATGGTTGAACAGCAGCGGCGCCGAGTCATTCAGGCGCGATAGATCAGCGCTGCGCTCATCGTGGCTCAGCACTTCGTTGCCGAAGTAGCGAGCAACGGGAAACTCGCTGGAGAAAGGGAATTCGATCGAACGCTCATCTTCGCTGACCGTGAAGTCAGCTACTTCAGAGCGCTTGAGCAGCTGCCCTTCAAGATCACGCGATAGGTCCATCGGTGTCCTCAGTGTCATCCTCGCCATTATCGACGGCCGGATCGGCATCACCTGCCGGGTCGCTCTCCTCCGCCTGCTGCTGACCTGCTCCGGTCAGCTCGGCCGGGTCTGTGTCAAACATCAGCTCCAGCTCATCGGCCATCTCGAGCTCGGCAGCGCGCGCCACCATCAGCTCCTCGAGGTCGCCGCCCTGCTCGGCCACCACCTCACCCAGCGTCTTGAACCCGCAGCGCACCGCATCCTTGTAGGCCTGCACCTCCTTGGCCGGGTCCACCCATGCCCAGCCGCGTGGCATCCACCGCATCTGCCGGTAGCGCTCGGGGCTGGTCTCGTAGGCCGGCAGGTTCAGCACACCGCCAAGCACCGCCATCTCGAGCCAGGCCTCGAACACCGGCTGGTGGAAGTTCTCGATCAGGTAGCCCTGCAGCGCACGCCAGTGGTCGCGATCCTCCAGCAGCGAGAGCCGGCTGCTGGAATAGTTGGACTGGCTGAAGTCGCGGCTGATGCTTTCGTAGCTGCAGCCGACACCGGCCGCCATCGCGCGCAGCATCGCCCGCAGGAACGGCTCAAACTGCCCATCCGGGGCATCGAGCTGCGGCACCGTCACGCTTTCGCCGGGCGCCAGATACTTGAAGACGCCGGGCTCGAAATTTGAGACCCGCTCGCCTTCGTAAACCGAGTCGCCGATCAGCTCACCCTCATCGCTGGTGATGAAGCCCATCAACGCCGAGCTCGCGCGCGCGCGGATCACCTCAGCCTCCTCGTAGCCCGAGAGGTGATGCAGCCGCTGGATCGCAGTCGCCAGCCACGGCACGCCGCGCGTCTGGCCGGGGCGGTCCACCAGATACAGGTGGATGATCTCGGCCGCCGGGATCAGCTTGTGCCGCGGTCCAGGCTGCCCCTGAAACGGGCTGTCGCCGGGGTGCTTGTTCAGGAAGGCGTACTGCACGGGGCGACCCCACTTGTCGCACTCCACGCCCATGCGCCATTCGTTGCCGTCGATCGTGCTGGTGCCCGTGTAGGTGTCATCCAGCAGATCGGACTCGATCACCTCGAGCGCGAACGGCACGCGGCTGCCACCGAACGGCTGCCGCACCTTGCGGATGAACACCTCACCCGACTCGGCCATCGCGCCGATCACCAGCCGCTCCATGTCGTGCCAGCTCAGCCGGCCGCCGGTGTGGCAGAACTGCTTCTTGCCCCACTCGCGCCATGCGGTCTCGATCGCATCGTTCACCGGCTGATCCAGCCGGCCGCCACCACGCAGCATCCGCACCTGCGCCTGCAGCTTGATGCCCGTGCCGACCACGTTGTTCTTCACCGCACGGATCGCCTGGCGCGCGTAGTCGTTGTCGCGCACCAGCTGCCGTGAGCGGTTGCGCAGCCGCGGCAGGCTGCCCTTGATCTCGGCATCGGCCGAGGTGCTTTGCGTCACCCAGTCGCTGGTCAGCCTGCTGACCGTCGCGCCCTGATACATCCGCCGGCGTGGCGCTGGTGTCGGCTCAGCTCCGCGCTGCAGCCAGCCGAGGATCGAAGATCGGATGCCCATCAGAAGCGCACGAACAGGTTGTGGGGGTTGCCGAGGCCATTGGCCGCCAGCTGCGCTGCTTGTTCGCGCTTCACCTCAGCCTTCAGTTTGCCCTCCAGCGCAATCAGGTCCGCCATTTCGTACTTCTTCAGGCTGCGCGTGCCGATCTTGTACTCCTGCACCACGCCGCCGGAGACGATCGCGCGGATCGCCGCCTGCACTGCAGCCAGATCCTTCTGCGCCTGCGAACGGCCATCGAACGCGCTCGGCTGGCCGGTGTAGTCCAGCCCCGGCAGCACCGTCAGCTGCCCAGCGCCCAGCGTCACCTTCTCGCCGGCCTTCTCTGCAATCGCCTGCCAGAACCACTGATCAGCAACGAAGTCGGCGCTGGTGGCCGAGCTGATCGTGAACTCCCACCCAGCACCGCTCACCGTGCCAGGAATCGCCACGCCGGCCACCGTCGCGCCTTCGTGCGTGTGGTTCGTGCGCAGGTAGTAGGTCAGGCTCCAGCTGCCGCCGTCAATCGGGTTGCCCAGGTTGTCGCGGCTGGCTTCGTCCCGCCACTTCACCGTGTCACCGGCCCTGATTTGCGCGGGGATGTTCACGGCCTCACCAGCTGGTAGCGAACGAAGGCGCTTTGCCCTTGCCCGATCTTAGCTGCGGCTTTGCACCACCATCAGCTGCCTTCTGCAGCCTTGCTTCCAGCTGATCCCAGATTGTTCTGCGGTCGTACCGCGAATAGAGCCGATTTAATCCCGCATACGCATAGACCAGGCAATCCAAGGCCTCGTTACGGGCGCTTGGCTTCTTCACCCATTCCCTCACGGGAAATCCCTTGACGTACCGCAGCGCCTGCTTCTCAGCCGTCAGCTGCTCGAAATACTCCCCACCCGTCTGCGCATGGAAGTGCAGGTAGCCCTCGCCGGGTTCGTTGTGCTTCAACCTGCCGAACAGCGTGGTCTTGATCGTGTCGCCACCCACCGGCCATACCTGCGCGCCGCGCTTCAGCGTCTGCCCCTTGGCGTTGATGTCCACCTTGCCCGGCTTGCCGATCGGCGGCTTGCCCCGCTGGCTCTGACCCTTGATCGCGATCACGCCCACACCAGCGCGCTCCCGCGCGTACTGGTACACCTCCGCCGTCGCATGACCGCCGGAGTCCACGCACGTCACCTCCGCCCGCAGCTTGCCGCCACCGGCGTGCTCCCACTCGTGCAGCACCAGCAGGTCCAGCTGCTTCCACACCTCCGCCTGGCACGGGTCGCCCGCGATCTCCTGGTGGTCGATCAGCCAGCCCTCCTCGCCGCGGCCCCAGCCCCACACGCTCACCGCCAGGCGATCACCGGCCGAGCCACCACCGCCCTGCACGTCCACGCCGATCGTGACCGTGAGCACCGCCTCGGGCAGCTTGCCGGCCAGATAGGGCTCACAGCGCTCGAGCAGCGCATCTGCGCTCACCTTGCTGGCGTAGTCCTCCTCCCAGGTCTCGCCGAGCACCGTGTTGACCCACGTCTTCAGCCGCGGTGCATCGCCCTTGGAGCGCAGGAAGTCCTCCACCACCTCCTCCCAGCTTTTCCAGCCGAGCGGGCTGTAAAGCGATGAGATGTGGAACCCTGCCGTCTTGCCGTCGCCCGGTGCTGTCGCGCGCCATTCGCCCGCCGTCAGCATCCGCGTCTTGTGGCTTTCTGAGAATCGTTCGCAACAAGCCTCACACTCGTAGCGCACCGTGCTCGGTTCGTTGTCCTGGTATTTCAGCTGCGGCCATTTCAGCCACTGCATCGCGCCACAGCTCGGGCATGGCACGAAGTAGCGCCGCTGGTCGCTCAGCAGGTACTCCGCCTCGATCCGCGAGAAGTCTTTCACGGTCGGCGTGGAGGTCATGAAGATCTTCCGCCGGCTGAACGTGGTGCTCCGCCGCTCCGCCAGCGTTACCGGATCGCCCTCGCCGTCCACGTCGCCAGGAAAGGCGTCCACCTCATCGAGGAAGATGTAGCGGCACGGCGTTGATCGCAGGCCGGTGGCCGAGTTTGCCCCGGTCAAGATCATGATTCCGCCCGGATACTCCTTGGAGAACATCGTGTTCCCCGAGTCGCGGCTGCGCGCTGGCGCGATCTTGTCACGCAGGCATGGCGTCTCGGTGATCAGGCTCTCCAGCCGCTGCTTGCTCAACCGCTTCGCCATGTCCACGGTCGGCTGCACCATCAGCATCGGCCCTGGCGCGTGGTCGATCACGTAGCCCAGCCAGTTGGCGCCGCCTTCCGTCTTGCCCAGCTGTGCGCCCGCCATCAGCACCACCCGCTGCACCGGGTTCGTGGTGCTCAGGCAGTCCATCACCTCCTTCAGGTACGGCGTCCTGTCCGTGCGCCACGGCCCCGGCTCCGCCGATGCCTTGCCCGACAGCACCCGATGCGCATCAGCCCACTGGCTCACCGTCAGATCAGCCTCGAACCGCAGCGCATCGCGGCAGACCTGCAGCAGCTCGTCAATCGCTGATGGCACTGCTCAAGCCCTCCAAGGCCTGCCCAATCTCCTTCAGCAGCATCGCGTGGATCTTCGCCTGGTCAGTCTCGGCCGCCACGATAGGCGCCACCCGGTCCGGGATCGTGCGCAGGCTGTCGCGCACCGCCATGTGCAGCTTCGCCAGCCGCATCTTCAGCTCGGATTTGTCCACCAGCTTGCCGCTCTTCTGGTCGAACTCCAGCCGCGTCAGCCGCGCCGCATAGGCCTCGCGGATCGCCCGCGACTGCGCGAACGACGGGATCGCCGCGGACTGGTTCTGCTGTTGCTGCAGCGCCTGGTCAATGGGTGGTGCGCCGCCACGCCCGCCACGGTCCGGCGCCTTGGCCGCGGCCACCTGCCGATCCAGCTCCTGCGGATCCACCACCACCCACTTGCGGCCGTCCTTGCGCACCGCATCGATCGTAAATCGACCCTGCCCAGCCCACTTGCTCAGCTGCGTGTACTCAACCCCTCGATCCTGTGCGTAGCCGAGCAGGTTCATGCAGCATCCTCAGGGAACTTTTCACCCGTCGCCTCCAGCGTGGCGCGCTTGCCCGTGAACTGCTGCCAGCGCTTCACGATCACGTCGCAGTAGCGCGGGTCCAGCTCCATGCCGTAGCAAGCCCGGCCAGCCTTTTCAGCCGCAATCAGCGACGTGCCAGATCCAAGGAACGGATCAAACACCAGCCCAGTGGTCATGCCCATGCACCACTCGATTACAGCCGCTGGCTTTTGCGTTGGATGCACCTTCTGCTCCCCACTCCAGTGGTGGGACAGGATGCGGCAGTTCTTGCCAAGGTTTGTCCAGGCCAGCTCAAACTCGCTGAACGACAGGCCGTCGTTCTTTTTGTGCCAGCACAGCCAGTCGTTTGTAGGTGGCAGTACGTCCGCGAAGTAGTTGCCGCCCCAGATCACGATCTGATCGGCAAAAGCCTGCAACCAGCCAATGTCCGGCCGTTCAGCGTCCCAGTTGTCGCCGCGGTGGAATTGCTTTTTGCCTGAGCCCAAGGTTTGCCTGTTCGCGTTGATGCCATAGGGGGGATCTGTGACCACAGCTTCGGCGGTCCGACCAGCCATCAGCCGCTCCACGTCAGTGATGGCGGTCGAGTCCCCGCACATCACCCGATGCTTTCCCAGCAGCCACACGTCTCCCGGCTTGGTGATTGGATCCGCTGGCGGCTCTGGCACCGCATCGGCATCGGCATCCTCCGGCGGTAGCTCCTCAATCTCCGGCAGCAGGTCCGCGAGCTCCTCATCGCTGAAGCCAATCAGGCTCAGATCGAAGTCCTGCTCCGCCAGGTCCTGCAGCTCCGCCCGCAGCAGGTCGGTGTCCCACCCGGCATTCAGCGCCAGCTGGTTGTCCGCAAGGATGTACGCCTTGCGCTGGCGTTCGCTCAGGTGGTCGAGCACCACCACCGGCACCGTCTTCAGCCCCAGCTCCTGCGCAGCCATCAGCCGGCCGTGCCCAGCGATGATCCCGTCGTGGCTGTCCACCAAGATCGGGTTGGTGAAGCCGAACTCCACGATCGACGCCGCAATCTGCGCCACCTGCTCGCTGCTGTGCGTCCGCGCGTTGCGCTCGTAAGGCGTCAGCCGCTCCACCGGCCACAGCTCGATGCGCTTTGCCATCGCGATGGTGAGGCTGGCGTCTGCTGTCATGTCTTATTGCGAACCGTTCTCAGTAGGGCGGTTTGATTTTTCTCACGCTAGCCCTCCCGCGGGGTCGCGAAACACC